ACCTACTGACACAGTAACTCCAACTCCAACACCTACTGACACAGTAACTCCAACTCCAACTCCAACCTCTAGTGACACGCAAGCACCAACCCCAACTCCAACTCCAACCCCAACTCCAACCCCTAGTGACACGCAAGCACCAACCCCAACCCCTACAGTGACACCTATATCGAATATATGTTTTTTAGCAGGAACACCTGTTACAACCAATCAAGGGAATATTCCTATTGAGAAAATAGACTCAACTATTCATACTATCCGTAACAAAAAAATTATTGGTATCACCCAGACAGTTACACAAGATACATATCTTGTTTGCATGGAAAAAGATGCGCTAAGTGAAAACGTTCCATCTCAAAAAACTATTATTAGTAAAAATCATACTGTTTTGCATAAAGGTAAAATGACAAAAGCAAAAGAATTAATCAAACTATACGAAGGCGTATACAAAATACCTTACAACAAAGAAATATTGTACAATGTTTTAATGGAAGATCATTCCGAAATGGTGGTAAACAATATAATTTGTGAAACATTGCATCCAGAAAACAGTATAGCAAAATTATTTTATCATTTGAAACTATTTAACGAAGATGAACATACAAGAATCATAAACGAATACAATAAAATGTGTATTGATAATAATGTTTATACATCCAAAAAATAGCTACATAAAATAGAATTAAATTGATGAATAGTTTTATATAGAAAAATATTTATATCTTTTATTATAGTAAAAGGTATATATAGATAACATGTTCTTCAATAAAATTTCAATTCCTATATTTTTAATCAGTTTATTTATAGGCATATTTTTTGTTTATATATTCGGTAGTGATAGAAAAGTAATTTATGTATACCCTACACCTGACAATATTAATAGAATTTTGTACAAAGATAAAGCAGATAATTGTTTTTCATTAGAATCAAAGGAAATTAAATGCCCATCTGATAGTTCCAAAATAACTACTATACCGATTCAAAAATAATATATAGTAATATACGATTTGTAAATTTACAATATTGTTATAATATATATTGTTTTGAATATATATTATATATAAAACCAAAATATGTATTTATCCAAACTTTTTCATACAAAAACTGGTAAAATTGTTCTCTCCATATTATTAGGTTTAGGATTAGCAACTTTATTTAGAACAGTTTGTAAAGACAAAAACTGCTTTGTGTTTAATGCACCACCATTGGAAGAAATTCAGGGTAAAACATATAAATACGATAATAAATGTTATCAATATACACCAAAATCCGCAAAATGTGACGCTTCAAAATCGATCGTTCCTTTTGCTTGATTTTGTGTAATTTTAGTAAGTATAGTATAATTTACTTGTTATGCGTAAATTATGCTAATCAATCATTCTATGTAATATATTATATATATTATGAATAATTCTACAACAAGTATTTCTGATTTACCATCTGATCCAACTGGTGGTGGAATCCAACCTGGTAATATATCCATGTCCATTCAAGAAAATGATCAGCAGATGCAACCACAATCAGAGAATCAAAATCAAAATCAAAATCAAGGTAATGGTAACGGTTTCTCATTGGATCAAACAACCATTAATCAAATTGTTAATGGATTACAAAAAGCAAGTGTGAATGGTTTAACCCAGCTTCCATCGAGAGACATACCAAGAACGACCGATGCTATTACTAACGATGCGCAAATTCAGCCTAATTATATACCACAACCAAATCCTGCGCAAATGCAAGAAGACTATATTCAAAAAATGCAACAAATGAATCAATCTACTAATGAAATAATTGACGAGCATAATAAAAAAGCTAATTTTTCAAGTTCATTGGATAACTTGTATGATGAAATACAAACCCCGTTGTTACTAACTATCCTGTTTTTTATTTTTCAACTGCCTATATTCAAAAAATACTTGTTTTTATATGTACCCTTTTTGTTTTTCAACGATGGTAACTACAACATAAAAGGTTATTTGACAATAAGTGTATTGTTTGGATGTATCTACTATTTTTGCAACAAGGTATTAAACATTGTGAATTTTTAGGTATTTTATAAATGTAATATATACCATATAAAATTAGATATAATAAAAGGCGAAAAACAAGTAAATAGTATTAAAAAAAATGAAAGAAAATACTTCTCATTTTCTAATACAAAATAATAAGGAATTGTTATAAATTTAAAATAATTTTGTTTAAATAAAATTCCATATTCACCGCATTTATCCTCGTCATTTCTTACACTGGTTGCCTTTTCATAATTATATTTACCAGTTATTATATCAACATCTCCAAAATTGCTACATTCATTTTTATTTGCGATAAAAAATTTACAATTCGCACATATCGGCTTGTTTTGATTTTGAATAAAATAAAGTTCAACTTTACTGATACCGGACAAAAAAAATATATATTGTAAAATTCTCATTATATATTTTTATACAAACGTTTTAGGTTCTTTACACAGTGAAGATTTATTTTCGAACGTTTTACATATTTTCTCACGCATAAATCAACCTTCTTTATAAAAATGGCGACTCATGTATTTTTGTAGGTTGAAGTAAGTTAGTTCGTCATTAGGACTTACTCCAAGAAGCTTTCTAAGCTTTTCGTCGGGATTGATTCTGCGACCATTACACGGATCTTGAAGACCATGAACCCGGATGTATGTGTTAATTTCCTTGCTAACATCGGTACGTGCCATTTTACTTCCAGCGGGTTTGCCTAAAAACATAGCAAGTTGATCACTGATAATACTTGGTTTTACGAATCCACTTGGAACTCTTCTACCACCACTGATACTAGTACTACCACTACTACTACCACTACTACCACTACTACCACTACTACTACCACCACCACTAAACACCGGTTTCTTTTCAACATAACCATCAAGGTTTCCGCAATCTCTAATATAATCGTGTTCTTCAGAAGTTAAAAATTTTGGTCTCTGGTTAAAGAGAAAAATATCCCAAAAATACATCTTTTCTTCAAGTGACACCGTATTATCCTTACAATATTGTAACAATTCAGCTTTACTATTCAACATATATTTATTTTCACGTAAATTAAATAAAAAAAAACCATTTACAATAGCATCAATTATGTTTTCGCCTTGTAGTCCTCCAAATGTATACATACTGTGACTTTGAACGAATTCACGAATAGCATCTCTTTCCGACATTTCTTTTTCAACAATGATAGGTGTTGAATGTTCGGTGTCATCATCAGCAAAGGTTGTAGATTTGACTTTCATATTGTTTGTGTTATATAATTATTATATGAAAGTATATCTTTAATTTGTTTAATTATGTTTATAATATAAATATTTTGTTATTATTTATGGTAACAAAATATTTCACAAATGATAATATACCACCGCATATACATGCAATTTAGAAAAAGAAATATTTGCGTGATTTTGTTGCTTTTTTGTTTTTACGCGTTTGTTTTGGTTTGGTTTTCGATTTAATCACCTTAAAATATTTGCTTTTAAAATCATGTGAATTCGAATTATTTTTTTGCATTTTGGCTGTTTTGGTAGTGTTGATCGTTTTGGTAGTTTCTGCCTTTGCATTTGTTTTGCTACTACTACTAGTACTACTATCACCTGGTTTATAAACCAAGAACCATTCTTCGAATTCACGACTTCCACGATTGGTTTTTAATTCTGCAAATTTCTTTGCTTTTTCTGCACGCATTTCTTCAACCGTATCCTGATGTCCATAACATTCAATACTAAAACGTTTGAGTAGACCTTTTTGTTCTAATCTATTTTTTTGCTGTACTTCAAACAAAAATTTGGACATGCAAAGAATACGATCAATATCATAATAAGGTTTGTCAGCATATAAAAACGCCAAGTAAAAACTCATCATGGTATCAATTGTAGCAATTCTCAATCGTTCTTTCTTATACGCAATCTCATTATAACTATGACATGCAATTGGTTTATAAATAAAGGCAATTGTATCTTGGTCCACAATAACCTCATACGATACTGGTATAATATCGCCTATTGGATCATGGCGAACTATTTTTACATTTTCTACATCAATATCTTTTAATCGCTCTTTTACTATTTCAGCAGTTGTTTCAGGGTCTTCCGATAAAACATCAAAATCAGGAATACGTTTTAATTGTTTTTGTAAATTTTTGGGCATATATTTTGAGTACATAGAAACCGCGAAACCGCCGAAAAAGACGACTTCTTGGTTGATAAGCGTATTTTTCACTGTTTCATATATTTCATCCCCATTCTTGTTTTCGAATTCTCTCTGGAAATCGATTTCATCGCAGTTTTTGGTAGTAAGTGGATAATGTTTATTTAGTAGGGTAATACGTTTTAAGACTTTTTCCCATCGACTAGTATCACCTGAAGGTCTGGACAATTCCAAAAACATACCCATTCTCAAATAATTGGGTGGCGCGTATAATATTCCCGCTACACGTATCGATTCCATTTTAATGGATAGAAATATTTCCTTAGGAAGATACGTTATATCTGCAATAGGAATAAAATTGACAAACACTTTGTAAGTACCGTGATGTTGACCAGATTTGGCTTCAACATCTGTGAAACCGTTTTTAAAATAGATGTCTGCTAATTCTTTTGCGTCATTAAGAGCGTTAAAGGAAAAAAAATCATAATCAGGTATTTCCAATTCTTTGTTATAAAATTGATCGTGTTTTGGTAATATGTTGTTAATGGCTGTTCCTCCGTAACAAATGAGATTTTTCTTTTTAATGAAATTCTCTACTATTTCAACAATGGATTTTATTTCTGGTGATGAAACAACGCGTTTAGCCGTATTTTCTTCTGCTTTATCGACCGCTAAACGTAGTATACTCATTTCACAATCTACAAAACTAATATTTTTGTCACACTTTATTAGTGACTTTTTTTTTGTCATTTTATCTGTTGTTCGAAATATTGATATAGTTATATTATATCAATATTAAATTTTTATGATATATTAGAAATAGAGTAACGGTTTTTAATTATAATATGTATAACTTTGAGTTCCGACTTGTACAGTATAAGGGTTTGGAGCATATGATAAAGAAGGATCTGCAGCGGAAACATCAAACGTGGTCGGAGAATAACGTAAATTGGATGGTTTTAAAACAAATGCGAATCCCACTTGATTAAAACATGTATTAATACCACTTGGATTGGTATTTGTAGATGGATCTATTGATGTTGAAACACATGATGTAGTACATAATTGTAAATTAATATCGGGCAATTGCCAACGCATCGCACACATCTGACAACCAGTTAGCTGAGATAATAAAAAATTTGGATTTGCTGGATTGCCTCCACTATCTGGAATCACCATAGTCATATTTACCATATTATATTGAATAAAATCATTTAAATCGGATTCTGACTCCAATGTACTGTTTGGTACAATTTGCATAAATGTAGATCCACTTACCATATTTACATATTCCCATAGTTTAGAATTCATAATTGCAGTTATTATACCATTCGTCATCTGATCGACTATAATAATAATATTTCCTTGTTTAGATGGATTATTTATTCCAGAAAATGTCAACAATGGTAATGCTCCCAAATTGTTTCCATTAAACTCATAACTAAATTCGGGACCCAGTAATAAAGTGTCAAAATTTTCAAATATATTAGCTAAATTATTCAACATAGCACAATTTGCACTTTTAATACGTAAATGCATAATGATAGGATCGGTTGGGTTAGGACAAGTTGAGTTTGAATATGCATAGCTTTGTATTGTTGTCATTACATCACCAAAAGGAATACTGTTATATGATTCTTTATAACACGTTGAATATAGTGGCGATGAAGATGTAGCAACTATCGGTTGATTGTTGAGCGAGTAAACTTCAAAATCCAAACAACGAACACCTTGACTTATTACAGCTATTAAATTACATAAACCAACATAATCATTTTTATAATTACCTCCTGAACAACAATTGTAAGCAGTAAGAATATAATAATCTCTTAAGTTGCCAGAACATTGTTGAGAACTAGCATTAATAGGTGATATTTTTGAAGCAAATTCACTATTTCTATTGTATATAGTAGCCAAGTTGCAATTGACGTTTGCTTGACTACATGATGATCCACATCGTTTATACTGTAAGCTATACTTAACATTATGAATATAAGCAATAAATAAAATAAATAATAATACAATTACTATCCATATTAATGTGGTACCCAAGTTTGATCTATCAGACATGATTTGTTTAGATAAATTGTAGACTTTTTGTGTTGCATTATTTACCGTGTCTTTAATTTTTGATGACATATTGATATTATATTGATATTATATTGATATTATATTGATATTATAATGAAATAATATTACTATGTAAATATATTATTATATAATATATATTTATTTATTATTATATTTAAAATATCAATAATAGAACTATAAACATTTACTATTATAAACAATTAAATATAATCAAATAATATAACTAACTAATATAAGTAGTAACTAATATAACTAGTAACTAAGTAACTAAGTAACTAACTAATATACTATAAATAAAAACATATTATAATAACATGGCCGGCGGTTTAATGAATTTAGTTTCTGAGGGTCAACAAAATATTATTCTAAATGGTAATCCATCTAAAACATTTTTTAAAACAACATATGCTAAATATACAAATTTCGGTCTACAAAAATTTAGAGTCGACTTCGATGGTACAAAAACACTGCGTTTATCAGAGGATTCGTATTTTACATTTAAAATACCTAGATATGGTGATTTATTAATGGATAGTTATATTTCTATTGCTTTACCAAATATATGGAGTCCAATTTTCCCACCAACAGATAATACCGTTTTATCAAATCTTACAGGTACGACAGGATATAGTGGCTGGGCTCCATATGAATTTCGTTGGATTCAAAATTTAGGTGCATTGATGATAAAAAAAATATCAATTACATGTGGTAATCAAACATTGCAGGAATACTCTGGATCGTATTTATTAGCTATGGTACAAAGGGATTTTCCTACTGACAAAAAAGCATTATTTGATAAAATGATTGGAAATATACCTGAATTAAATGATCCAGCTAATTCTGGGTCACGTGTCAATTCATATCCAAATGCATATCATACAGACAATCCTTCTGGTGCAGAACCTTCTATTCGCGGATCAATATTATATGTTCCTATAAATTCATGGTTTAGTTTAAACAATCAAATGTCATTTCCATTGGTTGCATTACAATATAATGAATTACATATTAATGTTACATTTCGTCCTGTAAATGAAATGTTTCAAATTCGTGATGTTTTAGATCAGGTAAATAATTTCCCTTATGTATCTCCTAATTTTAATTATTATTATATGCAATTGTATCGATTTTTACAGCCACCACCAGATGTTAATATTGGTATTACGTCTTATATAGATACTAGAACACAATGGAATGCGGATATACATCTAATATGTACATATGGGTTTTTATCAAATGATGAATCACGTATTTTCGCTTTAAATGAACAAAATTATTTAATAAAACAGGTTTATGAATCTGTTTTTTATAATGTCACCGGTCCAAACAGAGTAGAATTAACTTCATTGGGAATGGTAGCAAGCCAAATGTTTTATTTTCAAAGAAGTGATGCCAATCTGAGAAATGAATGGAGCAATTACAGCAATTGGCCTTACAACTATCTACCATACGATTTAATACAAGCTCCTACAAATGGTATTTATCCTATTTTTCAACTAGATTCTTGTGGAAATAAAATACCAGTATTAATTGGTCCAGGTGTAAATCCAGACGGAAGATTGACCGGTTGGATGATTACAGGTGATTATAATTCTCAAAATGCTAAAGAGATTTTGCTTACATTAGGAATTCTTTTTGATGGTGAATATAGAGAGAATATGCAACCCGCAGGTGTTTACAATTATATTGAAAAATATACGAGAACACCTGGAAATGCACCAGATGGATTATATTGTTATAATTATTGTTTGAATACTTCACCCTATGTATTACAACCATCTGGAGCAATTAATATGACGAAATTCAACAAAATAGAATTGGAATTTACTACTATAATTCCTCAATTAGATCCTTTAGCACAAGTTTTGACTATTTGTGATCCTATTACAGGTAATATTATCGGTATTAACAAACCAACCTGGAGAATTTATGATTATAATTTTAATTTATATTATTTTGAGGAAAGATTGAATGTTATTCGATTTATCAGTGGTAATTGTGGAGTATTATACGCGAACTAATCACGTTTGTCGAACATAGCGAAACTGTTATTACAATTTTGGATACCACACAAAATATCTTCAGGTGCACCTTTTGGTATGTCTTCAACGCTTTTATTCATATAACTTTGTCCAAGATCACTTGACGTAGGTTTATAAAAATTATTTAATGCTGTTAGTTCTTTACAGCCTTTGCAGTCTACATCTGAAAAACATTGTTCACGTGATAATAAACATTGCGATTTTGGTCCACACCAATTATCACATGTATATTTTGACATAGCAGGCAAATCAATGGTATTACTATGTATATAATTTACTTTATAACTATTGTTGACAAATGTATTGGAATCCGTATCGGTGTTTGTATTATATGTGTCAGATAATGAAGAGAATAGTTCTAAATATGTTCCGGCATGCAAATAATTTCTATTGAGCAAAAAATGTACCCATCTAAATAATAGAAACAATATAAAAAAACACAATAAAAACAATAAAAAATTGAAATATTTGGGTGTTTGGTTTTTTTTTGCCATTTTATATACCTATATATTTTTTCTAATTATAGGTAAAATAGAGAATAATATTATTATAGTATATTATATCACATATTATCACATACACATATAAAATAAATAATGGGAAGTGGTTTTTGGATATTTTCATGTATATTAGCTATAATTGCACTAATTATTATCATTGTGATTGCTACATTTACAGGAAAAATATTAGATAAATTATTATCATGGGCTTTATCTAGTTTAAATTTTAACCAAATTATGACAAATGCATCTGCATCAAATAAAGCAGAATTTAGTAAACTCAAAACAAAAATCTCCAATTTTTTAAAACAAATTTCTCTTTTTGGACCACCTCCTAAGACTACTGCTACTACAAAATCGCAAAGTTATGGTGAGTTTTTAAAATATATTGGATTGAAATTAATAGCAGTATTAATTCAAACATTTTTAGGAGTATATGTATTATGGACGTGTAAAGTTGCCCAAGCAAATCTTTTACCTAGTGATTTTCGAGGAGCGCCTTATACTGATTTACCACCAATTATAGATTCTATAATGACACAAGTGAATTTTTTTAAATTGGATGGTGAAGATTACAGTACAAAATTATTGTTTCAATATTTATACATTCCGGATAAATCAGCAAATGACAGTAAACAAATAAATAGTCAATTTACATTATTAAACGCATTACGTGAATTCAATGAATCGCCTACAATTACAGGAACAACGATGTATTTTATTTACATGATTGAAAGTTTATTTTGTTTAAATTATACGATGATTAATATGTTTTTCTCTTTTTTCAATAGTTTTTACGAATGGGTATTAGTATTATTCGGAGGTTATTTACTAATATTTGTGTTTGCTGTTAATTTTATTTTATCAAATATTGTTTTCTTCTACATATTTTTCGCAGGTATTTTTACGTGGATATGGAAATTGAATAAACCACAAGTAGTATTACAAAATGGTGAAAAATTTAGTAAGCCAAATTTTGCACAAAATTGGGTCTATATAACATTGATGTCTATGCCTTTTACATGGTTATTTACATTAATCGAAACGATTTTTATTGTAAATTTATTTGGTGCATTTTTAATATTGGGAAATATGGCGGTTTTTCCAGTTGTAATAATATATTGCTTGTTGTCTGCTAGTTTTATAATAGCGAAAGTGGTTGAAGGTAGTAAAGTTGGCGAAAATTATACGTACATGACATTGTATGCAAATAAAATGCGATATATGATAACACCGATTTTTATAATTATGTCTATTTATGTGATAATTGGCGCAAAAGCTTATTTAGGGACTACAGAGAGAAACGCCGCTATTGTTGCAGTTGTGATAGTTTTATTAGCATTAATGAATATTCCAATTGCAAATGTAAATGATTTTGGCACAAAAGACACACAACCATATAATTATATTCAAGCAGAAAAACGCACACAATTCAAATTTTCAGATACTGTATTATGGGCTTTAACTGGATCAGTTAATACTGGAGATTTAGCAATAAATATCGCAAATCAAATTAGTAAAATACAAAAATTTGATAATCATGTAAAAGTGGCTACAATAGAACAATCCGGACAATCCGGTGGTAATAGTTTATTTAACGAAGTTCAACAATCTGATAATTTAATACAAAAAATGCAAGCTCTCAATAATAAAATACGTGAAAATATGGTGATGCCTATGTAAAATCGTGTAAATCATACAAATAAATAATGAAAATAGAATATATGTGTCAAATAGTATAAAATTAAATAGATATATCAATATATATTTAATTGAAATGGGGAAAAAAACAAAAAATGATAAAAAGAAATCTTCTGCACCAACACCAACACCAGCTACATCCACACCCACATCCACATCCACACCCAAATCCACTGTATCAAAACAATTACCATTTGTCAGTATATGTACGCCCACATTTAATAGACGTCCTTTTATTCCAATAATGATCGAATGTTTTAATCATCAAACTTATCCAAAAGATAGAATGGAGTGGATTATCATAGACGATGGAACTGATAAAGTTGGTGATATGTTATCTGACATCCCTCAAATTAAATATTTTTCATACGATACAAAAATGACTTTGGGTAAAAAAAGAAATTTAATGCACGAAAAATCAAGAGGTGATATATTGGTTTATATGGATGATGATGATTACTATCCACCAGAAAGAGTTAGTCATGCTGTTGAAACATTGCTTAAAAATCCACAGGCATTATGTGCTGGATCGAGTGAAATGTATATTTTTTTTAAACATATACAAAAAATGTATCAATTTGGGCCATATGGACCAAGTCATGCTACTGCTGCAACATTTGCATTTCATCGCAAGTTATTAAGTATGACCAAATATGATGAACAAGCGTCATTGGCTGAAGAAAAAGCATTTTTAAAAGATTATACAGTTCCATTTGTTCAGTTAGATCCAATGAAAAGTATTCTTGTTTTTTCTCATGTTCACAATTCTTTTGATAAAAAAATACTATTGAATCAGTTACCAAATCCATATGTAAAAGAGAGTAGCAAATTAGTAGATGATTTTGTAAAAGAAAATTTTGTCAAGCAGTTTTTCTTGGAAGATATTGATAAAATCCTGGATAACTACCATCCGGGAAAACCGGAAAATAAGCCCGATGTATTAAGACAAATGGAAGAGATTACAAAAAAGCGGGAAATGATGATACAACAGCAACAGCAAATGCAACAACAACAACAAATACAGCAACAATTACATAAGAATCATACTGTTATACAACAACTATTAAATGAAAATGCAATATTGAAAGAAAAGATTGCTTATTTAGAAGGTAAAATAAAAATATTTTTTGATAGTAAAATAGCTGAAAAGAAACAGCAGTTACAGTTATCAGAAGATAATGCAACACCTAATATAGATGTTATTTCTACATAAAACTATTCATGTCAATAAATATATGTGTAAATTATATAATAATTTTGTATTATATAATTACAATTACAGTACACCACCAAACCACACATATGATGTATTTATTCAATGTAGTTATCTTATTATTAAATTCTCAAGTACAATATAAATCTCTAGCGAGATCAGAAAGCCGTAGTAGTATATTATTTGCAACTATAGATGACATGGATTACGCGGACTACGCAGATTATAGAGATGATAATTTATCAATGCCACCACCAATTGAAGATGATAATGTTAATAGTTTTATTAATATTAATAGCGCTAATAGCAACAAATATAAAAAACTAAATGGTTATGACCAGAGATATGATAATACAATAGAAGAATTTATAAATCATAAACTATTAATTAATAAAATAGATGGTTTTTTCACTAATAAAAAATTATTAGATCGATTGTTGAAACTCATAAAAGAGAGAACCGAAACAAGATTGGAAGAAGGGTCGAAAAAAAATACACTATTATATCATGAATATGATTCAGACATTTTTCATCAAATTAGTCAATATAATAATGATAATAGAAATAAAAGTGAATTAACTTATGATATATTTGCTGGTGGTTTACTAAACGATTGGTAGCTTATAATCATCATACCATATCATCAATGTCTTCATCCATTTCCCATGCAGTTTCTTCATCAACTAGATTAGAATCTTTAAATGATTTATCCAAATAACGATACATTCTTTGAATATCCAATTTATTTATTTCATAATTTTCAAATAAATTTAATAATTCAGTAAAACATTCATTATCATTATTATATTTACTTTTAAAATTAACAAAAAAAGCAAACAGGTCTTTTTTATCCATTCCTAATTGTTGACATAAATTATGAATAAAATTATAGTTGTTGTATTCAGTTGAATATTTTGTCAATACTTTTGTAAAACGTACATTATTATGTATAGGTTCTACATGAATAGTCGTATCGTTTGATTGGCTATTTAGTTTGGTGTTAGTTTTGTTTTTTTTGCTTGTAGTTGCGGATGTACTGATATTATGTGTCAGCATAGAATTATCTTCATTTATAAAATCATGATATATGTTATTGTTATTAAATGTTTTAATCAATGAACTCATCTCATTAAATATCCATATTTGTTTTTGAAATGTAATTCTATCTATATAATCAGCAAAACAAATATTGTCTAATATTTTCAAGTATACAGGCAATGACTTATTAATATTGTATTTTTCTAATCGATCTATTATATTTTCATGCCATAATAAAGCGACTATTGTGCGATCTGTTTCGTTCATAACATGCAAATGATCATTCATCGAGTAATTTTTGTTAAATAAATTATTTGTTATCGATTTTGTATCTTCATTGTATGATTTTAATTTAAGTATATTATCTACTACGTATTCATTTAATATGTTATCGTTTTTACAATATATACTATAAACGTTGTGTAATTTACGTAGATCCCCTTGTATATAATAAACTAATTTATTTTTAATATTTTTTGTTATTGTCGGCATAATATTATTACATATCGTTTCTATTTCTTCATTGGTCGGTTTATTTAATTCAAATACATTACATACTTTCATTAATTCATTTATTTTTTTGTCTATATGATAATTTCCTATGCAAATGATAGGAATTAATGTCGTATCTTCAGTCTTTTGTCGCTTTGTTTTTTTTGGCCGTATGAGTTTTATTAATGCATTTATACCCCCTTTATCTCCATTGTTCATGCCATCAATTTCATCCATAATAATCGCTTTTTTTTGTATTTTTTTATGAAATAAACACATTATACTTTTGTCTGACATGTTGTCTTTCGTAATTGTTTCTATTATTGATTTATTTCTTACATCGCCTGCATTATAGGTAATAATATCATAATTTAAATCTTTTAAAATGTCAGTTACAAATTTAGTTTTACCTATACCTGGATTCCCATAAACATAGATTCCTTTTTTAAATAATAAATCAGATTTATTATTTTCAAAATTTGTTAATATTTCTTTTATTTTACATACAATTGTCTCTCTCGATAATATATTATTAATATTATCTATATAATTATTATTTTCTAATTTACTTTGTAATTTATTTTGTAATTTATTTTGCATATTACTATATGTTACATTTTATTTTTATGTTTATTTTTTAACATATTCAATTAGAACGTTTTTACATTTCGTAGATGGTTTGTCATTTTCTATTGATAAATATAATAAAAAGTCTATGAGGTTTGCATATTTTTTATTTTTATATTTTATTTTGTAGTTGTGGTTGTGAGAATTTAAACCCTTGATCATTTGTGAATTATTCAACATATCTTGCAATGCAACATGGTTGTCCAAACGAATTATATATCTAAAAAAAGTATCCAGTTTTTTGCCAGTTTTTTTGATATGTCTTTGTATTGTTGTAGTATGATATTTATCATAGTTGGTCTTTGATAACCATGTTAACACATCATACGGTATATATTCATATATGTCTCGGATAATTTCATCAGGGAAAGATTGTAGTTGAGAGAACATACACATACACATACACTATATATTACAAAATATAATTTTATGCGAAAATATAAAATTATATTGCAGATGCAAATTTTTTCATTATATATTAAGACGATGTTTGCTGTGTTGTGGTAGTTGATGCGGAAGAGCCTGATGAACATGGATTTGGAAAATCGGGCCAAACACCATCCCATGTTATACCATTTGTACTTGCCCAATTATATTTATTGCATGAGCCGTTTTGACTATTTGTGAATGAGCTAGTACTAAAATTCATTCCTGTAGATGGTGTATTATTGATTGCATTAGGGCAATTTATGTTGCCGTTTCCACTACAATCTCCTAAAGATTGGACGTTAACACAATTTCCACCATTTCCTGAAAGATCTACCCAATAATCGGGACACTGTCCTACAATCGGTGGCCATGTATTACCTGAAGGATTTTTAACTAACAAATAACCAATAACTACTAAAAGAATTACAAGTATAATTACTGCAATCGTCAAAACAATTGTTTGAAAACTAGCCATATTTGTTTAAATTTATTTTATGTATATGTATTATATAAATATAAAGATTTATTTTTATAATTTCATTTAATATATACAATTTATATATACAATTTATATATACCGATTTATATATACCTTATACAAATACTATAACAAAAATATGAATTCTGATTCAAGCTGTTATTTTAATTCAAATGGTCGTGTAGACATTAAATCGCCAAACACTCAAAATTTATTTAATTTATATGACAAAATACCAGCACATCAATGTACCACTTTTAGAAATCCACTTGAAGGTCTTTGGGAAGATTCAACATTAAGTAATGCTTACTTCTCGAGAGAAAATTTAGAAATAGTTCAAAATGCAATTCGCAAAGGAATATATGATAAAACCAATGGACAATATATTATAGATAATCAAGATTGTGATTCTTTAAAAACCATAATGCGTGGTGTATATTTAGAGCATTCTGCAAATCAACCAAACAATATCACTCAACAAATAGTGGAACTAAACAAAATGGTGATCAATTTCTGTGTGCAACAAATTTACAGTGAATTAAGAGCATATGTTAAATATTTACATGATGCTAGTACATTGGTTGTTCCTATTGCTCATCCTGTATTATCCACTTTAGCAGATAAACAGCTGGAATTGAAACCATGGTTTTAATTTTTGGGGTTTGAATAGATATATTTTTGAATAACACAAAATATATCTATATTATATGAACAAATATACATTTCCATTTAATAGTTGTGAAATACCACAAAAAAATGGATTTGCACAGCCATTTTCAACTATAATTAACTTGATCTTGTGTTGTATTATTATATTTTATTTACTAAAATCAAACAACTTATATTCACGGTTGTTTTTATTATCCATTTTAATATTTAATATATTTCATACATTTTCACATGCTCTACATTTCAAATTACTTAATAACGGACAATTTTTATTAACACATTTTTCTGCTATAATTTCAACGTTCTTTTTTATACTATTATTAAATCATATCACTAAAAAGAAATTGCTTACATGGCAATTTTACGCATTATTATTTTTGTATATATTTGATATTTATATCATTAGTCAAAAATTTTCGCATATTTACAACATAATAACATTTTTGATTATATTATTTTTAATCATGATTTTTTATTATCCTTTATTATCTGGAAAAATAAAACAAAAAATTATTTACATTATTTTGTTTAGTGCTATTGTTCTTTTTTTTCAAATTTTTGAAATTTTTAATTGTCAATTTATTTTGGAAAATTTTAAAAATTTTCCATTTCATATTATGACTGAAATATCTGTCTACATTCCTATATATTTATTATGTGATTCATTCTATAAAATATAAGTTGTTTAATTTATTCAATTTCTAGTGTGGTTTGCTTGGTGTTTGTTGTTGGTTTTACAACCTTTTTCACCTTTTTAACCGTTTTGTTTGTTGCAGAGTCCTTTCTCTCCATGTTATTAGAACGAGACTCTTTGTATTGATTGTATTCCACCAACAATTCATTCAATTCTTCTAACCACATGGTTTCAATTGTTTTGTTCTTGATATTTTCTAATTCTGTTTGTTTGCTTTGATATTCCTTCATTAGTTTATCAACATTCTCACTAGTTACACTATCCATCGTCATCTTAATCAAATAATTAAATCCATTTGTGTTTGTGTTACCAGATGCCTCCTCTCCATTTTCTGAGTTGGTGTTTTGTGTTTGTGAAACATATCCTCGATCTGTCAACATTTTAACTACATCTGACTTGGATTTCTTTCTTAAATCAATAACGTCATCCAATATTTCTTTGATATAACGCGTTTTATTCGACAAAACAACCAATAGTTTTTCGATAGCATCAATCATGTAACTCTTTCTTGTCTGATACATTTCCAGTCTGGTAATATAATAATCATCAATAATATCCGAAACATGAGTGTATTTTTTCAACTTGTCTTTAGCATCAAACAAATTCATATTCGAGGTTGAATTCGTTGTATAAAGTTTGAATGATTTCTCAATACCGTTGCACCCATGATCATGTTTCACGGCTTCCAACTCTGCGAGTTTTCCTTTTGTTAATGTTACAATAAACTCGACACTTGTGTCTTTACTCATGTCGTCATAATCTTTAATAATAGGCGTTATTTTTTTGCCAGATTTATCAACGCTATCTATCAATGATTCTAAAAACTCTTTATAATCATCGGTCCATGTTCCAATTGGTAATTCTGTAATACGTATTTTATCTGGACCTACAACTTCATATTTTCCCTTTATCAAAAACTTGGGGCTTATTGTATTGTTGGGTGTCGTGGTTCCGTCACTCTGTATTTTAATAATGGTTCCTTTGAACCCTTCATAATATGGAATGAACTCTTGTGTGGGTGGGGTAGTACTATTGGTGAGTTTGTTCTTTAAATATTGAATAATTTCAGCCGGATTATAACACATGATGTCTGTACTAAAACCTGTACCAATACCCTTTGTTCCATTCACTAAAATCATTGGAATGATTGGTGCATAAAATATGGGTTCTACTAAAAACCCATCGTCATCTAAATATTTTAGAATTGCATCGTCATTTTCACGATAAATCATACGTGTGATTGTATTTAAATATGTGAATATATATCTTTCCGATGCACTGTCTTTACCACCTTGCAGACGTGTTCCAAATTGACCACTAGGAACTAACAGATTTATGTTGTTTGAACCCACATAGTTTTGCGCCATACCTACAATTGCAGCATTTAAACTGGCCTCACCATGATGATATCCGGAATGCTCAGAAACATAACCTGAAAACTGTGCTACTTTTATTTCTGTGTTCAGTTTCTTCTTAAACGCCGAGTATAATATTTTTCTTAAACTGATTTTTAGACCATCCATTAAATTCGGAATACTACGATCACAATCATATTTTGAAAAGTGGATCAGTTCCTTGTTGATAAAATCATCATAGGATACTTGTGATTTACTTGTGTCCAGATAACTTGTGCGATCATAATTTTCCAACCATTCTTTACGATCATCTGAACGCTTTTTGTTAAACACCATATCGATTGTATTTGAACTCGTAGTGTCCGAGAATTCGAAACCAACGATTTTCTTCTTCTCGAAATACTCACGGAACTCTTTTCCTGTACTCGTACCTAACCCTTTATAATATTTGATCTTCCACCCGTCTAGACTTCCAGTTTGCTGGCCCCCGATCTTCCAACTCTCATATTCGCCATTGTTATAAAATACTAATTCTTGATTTCCTTTGCGCGCTTTTAAAATCGGTGTATTCATGAAACCGATAAAACCAGGAATTTCTAATAATGATCCCCATTCACATTCGAACATATTAATACCCAATCCCTTGATATGAGATCCATCATCATCTTGATCTGTCATAAAAAGCACCTTGCCATATCTTAGATTTTTATGAACGTCTTCCATGTTTTTGTATTTGCGTCCTGATTCTAATCCTAAGATTTTCTTTATTTCCGCGATTTCTTTGTTCTCCGATATTTTCTTCGTATTCTCTCCACGAACATTGAGGATTTTTCCCTTCATCGGATAAACACCGATAATATTTCTGTCTTCCGACGATAATCCAGAAACAATACCTGCTTTGGCTGAATCTCCCTCACACAATATAATTGTACATTGTGCTGATTTTTCTGTTCCTGCCCAGTTCGCATCGATTAATTTCGGAATACCACGAATTGTTTTTGTTTTTGAACCGTCTGTTTTTTTTGCTGCTTTGTTTTCCTTGATTTCTGTTAATGCGCATGCTGCATCCATAACACCCATCTTGGCGATTTTCTCAATGAATTTATCGCTTACTGTGCAGGAAGATCCGAATTTGCTGGATGGCGTATTCATAAAATCCTTAGTTTGACTATCGAATGCCGGATTTTCAATGTCGCATCTCAAAAACAGGATGAGCTGTTCTTTGATACTATTTGGATTGACTGTGATTTTTTTCTTCTTTTCGATAAACGCACATAGTTTACGTGTGATTTGATTCAATATATACTCGACGTGTTTACCTCCTTTTGAAGTATAAATACCATTGACAAATGAAACCTGGATAAACTCATGCGTTGGTGAAAGCGCAACTGCGTATTCCCATCTGACGTTGGCTTCATTTTCTTCATAAACACGAGGTGCATCTTGTTTGCTTCCAATATACATGTCAATATATTGTTGGAAATTTTTCACTGGAATTGGTTGCGAATTGTATTTGATTTTCATTGTTTTATCGGTTACTGCTGCAATGTCATAAACACGTTTCCTTAATAGGGCTACCATGTCAGGATCTAGGTTTTTAGTATTGTTGAGACCTAACCCTAGACGTTGATAATCTGGTTTGAACGTGATTTTTGTATATGGTTTATTTTTGCATTTAGTAATAACCGGTGGGCAAATTTCATCGAGATTGTTGCGAAATGTTTGACAATATTTTAATCCACGGACATGATCCACTGTTTCAATCGAACCAATGGAAGACCAAATTAATACTAATTTAAAACCGAAACCATTTTTACCACCAACGATTTTCTTTTCTGTTTTATCATAATTAGTAGATGTACGTAAATGACCGAAAATCATCTCAGGAATCCAAATATTATATTCTGGATGTTTTTCTACGTCGATACCATTACCGTCGTTAAACATGGTTATTGTTCCATCATCATCGATTTGAATATCAATGTTGGATACTTCGATTGCATTGGGTGCTTTGTTGGTGACGGCTTGTTTCAT